TGTATATTTATTTGACCCGCGCGTGGCCCCTATCGAAAAAATTACACCTTATCATTTCGTTAATTGGGCCGCCCGCTTTCCCGAAGCTGTGCGTGGTAATATCTATAAAGCAAGGGATAAATGGTTACAAACAAACATCATACCAAAAGGTGCTTTTGTGCACAAATGTTTCGTCAAAATTGAGCCATTACTCAAGTCTAGTGTGACAGGCATGAGTAGTTTTGACCCACGATTGATTAGTGGGGCAAGTGATTGGTACAATGCAGTTTGCGGTCCTTGGGTTTTCGCCTTTTCTAAATGGCTTATGACCTCTTGGAGCTCTAAATGGTGGATCACTTATGCAAGTGGTCTTACTGCTGAAGATCTGGGTAGTTGGGTTGATCAGACAACCAATTTGTTGGTCCAATATGTTGAGGGTGACATTAATCGTTTCGACGCTAGTGTCACTGTTCCACTACTGGATGTTACTAATTGGCTTTATGATTACTTTGGCTGCCCACCAGATGTTATGCAGGTGATTAAAACCAATAACCGCAAGCTTGGTCGAACGCCTGCTGGGATATTCTTCGAGATGGACGGCAGTGTTGCTTCTGGCGACCCTGACACTACTGTTCGTAACAGCCTTCTCGTTGGGCTCCTGAAAGCGTTCTTTCTTTGCACGTATCATAATGTTACACCTGAAAATATGGCTGCCAATTTAAGCCATTACGCCTTTCCTCCTTATGTCACTGCTGTGCCTGCTCCTATTGTAGCTCCTATTTATCAATTACCAATGCTTGATAAAATACCGCCACCCATTCGTGGTAAGAAATTTTGGCGGAAAAAAGAGGCACCAGACATTGAAACTAAATATGATGATCGTCTTAACGATCATTACGTTGAAGAAAAGAAGGAGGCAATTGCACGCCCTTTTCATAATGATTTTCTTTTCCGCATCCTTGTAATGGGTGATGATAATCTTGTCGTACACAATCGTAATACCACGCCCCCTGGCCAGTTATTTATAGATCATTTTGCTGGTTTTGGGATGGTTGCTAAGATTAACGTTCG